AACTGATTTATGTAACATTTCGGCAAGTGCGAAATAAAACCACAGGTCATTGTCAGATTCTAGGATTTTTTTGCGGTCACTTCCTCCGTGTCATCATCATCAAGAAGTGCGTCCAACGTATTCATTTCAGTCGCAATACGTTGGATAATCTCTGGGTCAACTTTCGTCATCAACTCGCGCCTATGAATTGGCTTAAACATTAACTTACCATCTTCATCTCTAGCGCGGAGCACGATAGATTCAACATATGCTTCCATCAAATGACCGTCATTAACGTGCCTGATAATCGCATCTCTTTGCTTTCCATTCATGGGTCGATAATGGATTGTTTCGCCCCATTCAGATACGTTGATCGTATCCGATTTATTCTGTAGTTGTTCTCTAAAATGTTGCGTAGCTTTCGCTAAAATCGCATCTCCTGTACTCATTGCTACCATCTCCGAGTTGATTAAGTGCCGAGTAAAAACCTATGACAAACCACCTCGGCATTGATTGTTTCGGGTTACCCCTAGTCATAGGCTTATTCAGTTTAACTCCAAGGATCAGTGGTTATCGCCCCTGTGCCTTGAAAAGAAAGTGACACTTTAATCATGTCACCAATACTGGCAGACGATGAAATACCTGTCACAATTGCATTGCCCTTGTAAGCAGAAGTCGTACTATCAAAGAAAAAATCCAATGCAGTTTGTGTGCTTCCATTGTCTAACAATAGCTGACCTGTATCTGAATCACTTAGAATTGCTTCGCAAGTACCTGTCCACGAAGTCAGTCCAGCAACAAATGTTTTTGCAGTGGCACCCATCGCTGTATCTTCAATCACATCAGACTGTTGATCTACACTCCAACTCAGCACTTCGCCCACCGTTGTTGTTCCGACTTTCATCAGTCCACCATCACCTTTGTATGTAGCCATAATTTACCCTCCTTTTTTAATTGGGTTAGTTAAAGGCTTTGGGTTGGCTTTTTCATCCTCTGCCTGTTTGAAAAGTTTCCATCCGGCGTTCAATTTTCTCTGAACACTAGATTCATGCACATCTGTTTCTACACCGTTTGGCGTAAGCATTTTCATATCGCAACCTCTGGGTTATTCTCTGCAAACTGATAATTGACCGACCAATTCATGGTCGCGTATCCGGCTGGAACATCGCTATCTTGTGCGAACACAATGGTCGTGGAATCCAGTTGTAAATCTTTGGCTAAAGAATTAACAGTTCTATCGCCATACATTGCTACTTGAACTTCTTTGCAAATCGTATCAAGACTGTCATCAAGATTAGCGCCAATGGCATACGCTTCAATTGCCAATGTTAGCGTTGCGTCCATATCTCTTATTGCGCCCATCGTTACAGGCATGGTGCTTTCTGATACCGAATAAACAATCAATCCGGGCAAGCTTGCTTGCTCCATTGGATAAATACGACTCTGGAATATATTTGATCCAGTAGTTGTTAATCCAGTTAGCGTACTAGCAACTCGCTCCCTGATTTGTTGTCTTAAATGACTCATGATTTATTCAGAATCAATTTCGTTGTACCGGCAGATGGGTTGGGCTGAACACCAATCACCACATAGCCAATACTGTTAATTGTTATGGCTGAATTGTGCGCCACTCCACTCACATCAACGGTGCGGCACAATGCCACAGGATATGTTCCCTCAATATCCACAGTGCCGCCAGTAATCGAAACGTAATTATCCGTAAACACAACATTGATAGTTGTGCTGTCATACGTTGCCGCCGTTCCTAATGCGCCCAAATCTACGAACTCAGCTAAATCGTTGTCGGAAAATAATGCCATTGTTGCCTATTAATCTTTCTTCTTTCTAGGTGACGACACTTTCTCGCACAAGCCTTTCGCAACTAACCTATCTGCATCTGCTGATGGCAAATCAACCACCGTTCCAGCTTGATGCCGAATCCGCATAAATGATGTTGTCTGTAAAAATTTAACTTTCATATAAACTCCAAAATCACCCTACTCCGCACCGAGCCACGAAGTAGGGGTGTTCAGATTAAACGCCTTTAGCGAAAGACTCACCGTGACGAACCGCAACATCAACATCTTGCAGAGCAACGATTCTTAATGTGCCGCTTGCTGATCCGGTGCTTGCATCAACATTAATGTCTACACCTGACCAATAACCAATCATCAAGTCTGCCCAATTACCGAACAATATTTGCCCAGCCGTTGAGATTTGATTTGAAACCATGACCGGATAGCCATTAAGTTCTCCGCTTTCAACCAAGAAGATGCCAGAACCAGAATCTTTCTTAGTTTGTTTCAGATAACCCATCTGAGCCGCATTAGTGATGTAAGCTAAGTTGCCTAACAAAGCGTTGTCTTGTGAAACTTCGCTTTCCATGTCAATAATTTCGCCCCACGTTGCCGCGCCAGCAGTAGCAGATGCAAATGCAACAGAACCAACACCAGTAGCGTTAATAACACCGGTTGGTGTGTTACTAGAGCCGTCACCCTCAAACGCTTTATTGTCGATAGCTAAAGCAAGTCTTAGCGCAAGATCGTTGCGAACAAAGTTTTCAACATCAACAGAACTTTGCAGTAACAATTTACGACTAATATCAGAGAAAGCACCCACAGTCTTAGGACTCATGGTCACCTGATCAAACGCCGCCGCAGACTCAGTGATTGCACCAGACTCCGCAACCCAATAGCTAGACGCTCCACCAGTTTGTCGTGGAATGGCGATATTGCCTTGGAGATCACGCAAGATTGTTGCTCCGGCACGTGTTGCCACCATTGCATTATCTAGCTTGTCGATAAACGACTCCGCCAACAGATCAGTCGCCACTGTATGTCCGCCAGCCGTTGCAGTGCCAACATTCAAGTCACGTTGTCCACGAAGAACATCGACAGGAATCATAATTCCTTGTGGGTCTTTGCCATAACGATCACCAGCCGCGCGTGACGCTTCAAATTCAAATGCCGCCGCTTCTCTTGCGCGTCTATCATTTGGATTAGCCAAAGCGTTGATTGCTCTCATGAATGAGAACTCACGAACTTCAGTTTCGGTCATGCCAATTTCAGGTGACTCAACCACTGGTTTTGCATCACCAATTTTAGCCAACAATGAAACCCTGAAATCATCAGCAGACTTGCCAGATTGAACAAACTCTCTAGCAACGTCTTTAGCATCAAACTTGCTTCCTAACGCTTCGATTTCGCCAATGCGCTTCATCTCAGCTTTGCGTATTTGTGCGCGTTCTGCATCAACATCAACAGTCAACGGCGCAGATTTAACTTCTTCAGTCATTTCTTTTTCCTCGTATAAATTTTCAATTGTGATTGACCGTTTTTCGTCAACCTCATCATTTCTTCCAACACCAACACCTGCGTCTGCCGGAATACTCACAAACGAAATTTCAAATGGACTCCACGAAGTCGCCCGATAAGTCTCCAAACCGGATTCTTTATTGGTATCCTCTAATTTCATTGTGTTAATCCGATAGCCAACAGAAACGTTGTGCCGAATACCGTCGACCACATCTTGCCAAATCTCATTTGCTCTGCCAGATTGTCCAAACCTGACTTTCGCGCGACCAACACGGTCGCTATCAATGTTAGCCGTCTCAACAACCCCTACGTGGTCACTGTGGTCGTGATCGACTAAAACCGCTCCACCGCCCTGCAACCGACCAAGGTCAACAGATGCTTCAGAGTGGTCTAAAATTTCGTTACCGAACCATCGCTCAACCGGTTCTTCAGATGAAAAAGCCAAATCAACAGTTCTTTCGTCAACAGAAATTGCACTTCTGTCTAAATCAAATCCCCGATGAAACGAGGTTGCTTCAATCGTTTTGCGCTTGCTCATTTTGCTCCCCTAAAATAATTCCATATTGAGCGGCAAGTTCTTTCTCTTTATTCAACTGCTCAAAAATATCTTCTAAATTCTTACCCTGTGATGCCGCAATATCAGAACGAGTTGTTACACCTAATTCAACACTAGCCGCATTTGCCGCAATATCTTTAGCTGGATCAACCCACGCCCAACCACGCGATTGAAATGTCACTTCGCTGAACTTATCTATTTTGGTTGCCGGAAGCTTCAGCTTGCCATGCAGAATTGCGCTACTGAGCCACGCCTTGTAAACCGGCATACAGAATTGCTCAATCATCCACGTTTGTTTTTGTTTCCATTGGTCACGCTCCTCAAGAGTTCCAGAGCGAATAGATGAAAATGACACGCCCTCAAGATCATTTGCCAGCGTGTTATAAGAGACGTTGAGTCCACTAGCTGCACCTCGCAAAACTGTTTTCACGAATGAATCAAATGCTGTTGCCGGATGTTGTGGATCAAATGCTTGGAAACTTACTCCCTCTGGAAGTTGTTCAAAAACGCCCGGTTCTGCATCAGAAATTAATGCTCCATCCTGTTCTTCCTCGTCATCTCCAACATAACCATCACCCTCTGGTGAGGTGAAAAAACCCATTTTGGAAGCAGCCACCCTCGATGCGATTAACTCCGCTTCCTCCATGCCACCTAGCATATTCAAGCGCCGTATTGCGGTGTGCATCCAAGGTATTCCGCGAGATTGGCTGGGTCTTTCTGCGCGAAAAGCATGGATAACCCTATCCGCGGTTATGCGAATATATTTTTTATGATTGTGCGTATAAGTGTCATCGCCCGGATGATCGGTTAACAAATGATAAGCCACTGCCGCGCCGAATTGATCTTGCTCGACACCCATGCGAATCTGGTTGCCGTTATCCAGACGGAAATTGTAAGACTCATCCAACAGGTCAATATCGACCATTTGTAGAGCCATTCCGTACTCTAAATCTTTGCCGTTATGGATAACACATAGGCTTTCGCCATCCCTAGCGACTGTTTCAATGAATAGGTTTTGAACATCACACCATGACAGGCGCTTATTCATCGTGCAATGGTCAAACCGACCCCAATCCTTGAACGCCTTTTCTATGTAGTCGTTATCAGCCTTGTCCAGTTTGCCACGCGCATCTTTTGTTTTTGCTTGTAAGATAATGCCGTTTGCACCGACCACGTTTGCTTTGACCATCGCCAAATACTTTCTCGCATAATCGTTATCTTGCGCCAACGTTCTTGAGCGCATACGCATTTTGCGTAATCCATTAGTCAGTTCCGCATCAATGGATAATGATGTGCCTTTGAAGTCAGACAGGAAATGCTCCTCCTCGCTGGCTGCAAATCCACGATTATTAACCTTGCGGATGGTTTTCTTGCGCTTTTTGACTTCTACAGGTTGAGAACGTGACTTTTTGCCAAAAAACATCATTAAAACCTCGTAAAAATCTTAGCAGAATGGTTTTTGCCGTTCCGCATCCGCTCTGCACGTTGCTCACGGACGTACATCCCCCGGTATTTGCTATGCAGTACCAATAAATCTTCAATTGGAGTGCGACTGAGCGTCATTCCCTCTACTGACAGGCTTTCTTGATCTTTGCTTGCTCTGCCCTCGATGACGCTTTCAATCGAATCGAGAACTTTTTTGATATGCGTTCTTGGGTCTGCGGTTGATACTGCTTTATTCGCTTTTACATCAAACGTGCCGGAATCCAGTTGAATTCGTTCCGAATCTGAATCTCGCGTAATAAAAGCAGACCAATGATAGCGACCGGCGGTATAGCTTGCGGTGGTTGTTGACGCTAATTCAATCTTATAGTCATCACCGGATGCAGTTGCCGTGATTGCGAATGTCGTTGATCCTGACGACTCTAACCGCGCCCGATAAGACAGGGTATAAGCAGAATTTGAGTAATCTGAGCCTAAGTCAGTGCGTTTCCATGTAACTCTGTCGCCAACAATGAATTCGTAGGGTTCGGAATCTGGATAATTTGAGATATCGAATAAATTTGCCATTTGTGGCGATTGAAACTGTATTTCTTCTAAGTGTCAAATTATTGACACCATTAGGGCTAAAAGTAGTCGTCTAGGGGGTAGAAGTGTCGTCTAGGGGGTAGACGCTGACTTTACTGAAAAGATACCGGAAGAAATTCTAGTCAAAAACGTTCCGGAAGAAATT